ATAGAATTTCCCTTGCCCAAAGCAAGTTGCAGGCAGCTCTACAGGCGCCTCAACTACATAACCTCAAGGAGGTCTATAAGGACTTCTATTTAGCCCTTGGGGTAGAGGATATTGATGAATTTATGGTACCTGACGTACAAGCCCAGCCTATGGATCCCATGAGCGATATCCTTGCGGCGGTGCAGAACAAGCCTATCAAAGCCTTTCCTGGGCAAAACCACGCCGCTCACGTTATGTTCAAGACGGCTTGGGGACAAGACCCTACACAAGGGGGCTCTGGCATGTTCCAACAGGCTTTACCTGCTATTCAAGCTAATATACAAGAACACCAGATTATGGACTTCCAGGAGAAGATGGCAGCGCAGGCTCAGGTTCTTGGGCAGCAAATGGCCGTTACAGGTGCTGCGACAGACCCCGCATCTCAAGAAATGCTTATGGCACAGGCCGCACAACAGGTTGTCCAGACGAACCAGCTTCTTGCCGAAGAAAAAGCAGCGGGTGGTCCGGCAGGCATGGTTGCCAAGGCAGAGCTCATTGATGCAGAGACAGGTCGCATGAAAGAGCAAAGAGAGGCTGAGGAAAGCAAGGTTGACCTTGGTATCAAGCTTCTCAAGACTTTGGTAGGTGTTGAACGTGAAAAGACACGCGCCAAGGAGTCAGGCCGCAAGACAGCCTTTGAAGAAACGAAGGTTGCCGCAGAACTTCTCAAGGAACAGGTAAAGCTGGATGCAAATGAGCGCAAGGAAAATGCAAAGATTGCATCTGGGGAGCGTAATATGTTTGCCCGGGAAGTAGCCCAAGACCGCAGGGAAGAACGCAAAGCAGGTAGTGATGCACAGAGGATGGGACGTAATGGACGTAAGTGACCACGAAAGAACCCTCACGATCTGACCTTCTAAGAGAACAAATCCTGGAAGACTCTCGCAGTCTTGTTAGGGATCAATTCTCCGAGTTGTTGCGCCAAGAGATTGCAGACGCTAATATGAGAGCCATAGCAACGGGTGAAATGCCCGAAGCTGAACGCAACCAAGCCATAGGATACTTACACGGTATGACTAATGCTTTGCGCTTACTTCTTGTTGAATACGAGAAGCTGTTAAGAGAAGACTAGAGACACTGAAGATTTCTTTGGTGTCTTTCGAGGGGTTACATAGCCCCAGGCGATACCAAGGAGAAATTTATGGAATTAGGCCATGTAGAGCCACAGAACGAATCCTGGATTACTTCAGAAGAAGTACCGGATCCTTCCCCCCTTCCCCAGGTTTTGACTTATCATCTTCTTATACGTCCTTTGAAAATTCAGGATACGTATAAGACAGACTCAGGGATTGAGTTGTATATCCCCGATTCAGCCAAACAAGACATTCAATATCTCACTAATGTAGGCCGTGTTGTGGCGAAAGGCCCCACGGCTTTTATTGATCCTGATGCCAAGGGGACAAATCCTCATGGCAAATTCGGGGACGATTTCGTTGGTGTGGGAGATTATGTTGTTTGGTCAAAACACGCAGGAACCAAGGTTAAAGTCAAAGGCGTTACCTTGGTTCTTATCGCAGATGATCAGTTGCTAATGAAAGTAGATAGCCCTGATGTGATTAATCCTATGGATAATCTCAGAGGCATGGCGAGCTATAGGCCCGCGTAAGGAGAATTAAGACATGGCAGAAGAAAACGGATATGAGGAATTGGATCTGGATAAAGTTGAGGAAGAGGCAGCGGCCCTCTCCGAGAGCACTGAAGAAGGACAAAAGGTCCTTCAGTCTGGCGCTGGCCAAGTGGAAAAGATTGCTGAAGGGGACGTTGAAGTAGTCGTAGACGATTTTCTTGAAGACGCTCAGGGAGAACCAAAGGAAGAGGCTAAAGAAGAAGCTAAGGAAGATCCCCAGAAGAAACCTCGAAAGTCGCGGGCTCAGACACGCATTAGAAACCTTTCCAATGAAAAAAAGCAACTGCAGGCACAGCTTGAGCAAGAACGCAGGACTCGCTTTGAAATGGAAAACAGGCTTAAGCAGCAAACCTATAGTTCTGCCAAGGGACAAAGAAAAATGCTTGAAGGCCAGTTACAGGACCTGGCGTATAAGCAAGAGCGTGCCTTGCAGGAAGGGAATTACCGAGCACATGCACTTCTTTCCCAAAATGTTGCAGATACCAACTTGAAGATGCGCGTTTTGGACTATGAAACGCAAAAGCCCCCTCAAAGACGGCAATACCAGCCCCCTGCCCCTCAGCAGGTAGAGGTTCCCGAAGTGGCGCACGAATGGGCGGATAACAACACCTGGTTCATGCAACCCAAGACACAGGATGATGCGATTAAGCGCCAAGCGGCCCTCGTTCTTTCTACGGCAATGATCAATGAAGGCATGGACCCCACAGCCCCTGATTTTTACCAGGAATTGGATCAACGTCTGGATTCTCGCTTTTCCAATTCACATCAAGGTGGAACTCAGGAAACGCAGCGCACTCAAACAGAAGACAGACCTGTTGTGGGAGGGGTAGGACGCCAAGCACCTGTAAGGCGCTCTGGCAAGAACACTGTGCGTATTACACGCGAAGAAAAAGATCTTGCTGATTCCCTTGGTATCTCACCACAGGAGTATGTCAGGCAAAAAAAGGCACAACAAGACGCCACAGAGAGTGGCTCGGGTTGGACTGAAATTCTGTAGCCCTAGCGCAAATGCGTGGCTATCCATTACAATAAAGGAGAAACATTATGTCAAGAACTACAACAAGAGCTGCTAATGCTCGCAAGACAGTCTATACGCCCCCTAATTTGCTGGGGATTCCCGATGCGCTCAAAGCATGGGCACGCAGTAACGGGATGCACCTCAGATGGGTCAGGTGGCAAATTGAAGGTCAGGACGATGTAAGAAACCTGACTAAAAGAAAAAACGAAGGATACACTCTGGTTAAAGAGAGTGAGATACCCGAACACATCCGGGGTGAAATGGATGTGGGCCGCACAGGCCGTTCCGAAGGGATTTTAATCAATGGCGATGTTGCCTTGGCTCAAGTCCCCGTAGAGTTGGCAGAAGCTCGCCGTGAGTATTATGAAGAACAGCACAACATGCAAGAAGAAGCACTGAACGCTGATCTCCTCCAGACTCCGGGCCTTTCTGATAGAGGACGCAGGGCAACCCCCGTCCAATCAAATCTTAAATCAAGAACGACTACGGGTCGTAAACCCGCCATTGGAGCAATCTCCAAAGAAGACTAGGCATGGTGCTTAGTTTCCCCCTTAGGGGAAAAGAGGAAAATAGATGACTACTTCAGTTGCACAATACTACAAAGGTGGTTTGACTCCTCGACGCAAGCGTGGCGGCGGAACGAACTCGGCTGGGTTTAATACCTATCCGATTGCTAATGGCCAAGCAGAAAATATCTTCAAAGGCGATCTCGTCCGCGTACTGGGAAATACTGTTTCAGTATGCCCTGTCGCAGGGAAAGCTACAGGTGTTTTTCTAGGCTGTACTTACGCAACGCAAGCTAACGGGGTAGTTGAATCAAACTACTTCCCGTCCGGCACCTCAATGGGTGCTGCTGACGGTTTCATTGATGGGTATAACCAACCTCTCGCACGTATCTGTGATGATCCGAATCAAACTTACACGATCCTCATTCAGACGTCTGCGGGTAACGCATCCTTCCAGGCAGGAGACTATGTTGATGTCTCGACTGGTGGGGGTGATACGATATTCGGCCAAGCTACAGGACATGCGCGCACATCTGCAAACGTGTCAGCTACTGTGGCACATCTCCGAGTAGTTGGTCCTGTACTTTCGCCAGGTTGGGGGGATAACCAAGAGGATGCTGTCGAAGTTATTCTTAACCCTGACAATACTGGCACAGGCGTAGCATAGGGGGATATGACAAATGGCTATTAACCGTGGTAATATCGCAAAACAGCTAGTCCCTGGGCTTAACGCTGTGTTGGGGGCTGAGTACAAAAGTGTGGATAGTGAACACCTTCCCTTGTTTGAGGTGGAGAACTCCAAGAGGTCGTTTGAAGAGGAAACTCTGATGACGGGCCTTGGTACGGCTCCTGTCAAGCATGAGGGTGCTGGTGTTGAATATGATGACATGCAAGAGGCCTGGACTTCGCGCTATACGCACGAAACCATTGCTCTTGCCTTTGCCGTCACCGAAGAAGCTCTTGAGGATAATCTTTATGATACCTGGGCTAAAATTCGGGCAAAAGCTCTTGGGCGCGCTATGGGTAACACCAAGCAAGTCAAAGCTGCTGCTATTTTCAACAATGGCTTTTCCACAGCCCGTCCGGGCGGAGACGGTCAACCACTGTTCTCTGACTCTCACCCGACTCTTTCAGCGGGTGTTCAAGACAACAACGTAGCAACGGATATTTCCGAGGCTGCGCTGGAAACTGCTGTTATTAATATCAGCTTGTTCAAAGATGATCGCGGCATTCTTATTAGTGCTGTGCCTAAATCTTTGCACATTCCTACGAACCTTCGGTTCTCCGCATTCAAGATTCTCAAGTCTGACCTTAGCACTACGACCGCTACGGTTGGTACGGCTGCAATCACGAATGTGAACGATACGAATGCCTTGCGCTCTGGGGGCTTTTTCCCGGGCGGCATTCACATCAACCATCGCTTCACTGATACTGATGCGTGGTTTATTCGTACAACCTGTCCTAATGGCACGAAGCACTTTGTGCGGAAGGCCCTCTCGACAGGTACGGAAGGTGACTTCGATACAGGCAATGGTCGCTACAAGGCCCGTGAGCGTTACAGCTACGGCTGGTCTGATTGGCGGCAATGGTATGGTTCTGCGGGCGCATAAGCACCCTTAGAATTGGCTTAACTTAAGCGGGGGGTACTCAAACCTAGGGTACCCCCCGTTTTACTAGGTAAAATACAAAGGAAAAAGAAGAATGGCTAACAATGGATCACTTGGCGTAACCCCTCTGTTGGACACAGGTGTATCTGCAGCTGTGACGGGAGATTGGGTGCAAACAAATCAACGCCTTTCGGGACATGAGCAGATTTGTTTCTTTGCATCATGTGCTGGTGGTGGCGCAGGGGATTACTCTCTTGAAGCGTCTCCTTATGCAACAGAAGAACTCGTAGTTTGCATTGCGCCTTTTACAGCCAATGCGACTTCACACATGCATAAGATTTCACACTATCCCTATGTTCGTGCTAAGAAAGCTGCGAATGCCCCAGGATGTAAAATTGTCCTAGTTAATTACTGAGGAGGCTTAGATGGCCACTTCGGAGATAAAAACCAAGGATTACACTTACGATGCCGATTAACAGCCATGACTTAATCTCAAAAGGCAACTCTAGGGCAGCGGCAACGCTAGCCGCAGGGGCTGTATTCCAAGGCGTTGGCGAAGAGGTTCTAGGCTACGGACGAGCAGGCATTTCAATCAAGTCAGACAATGCCACAGATGGTGTTCTCACTATCGAAACTTCCCACGATGGAGTTACCTATAGCGGTCCAACGAGAGATTGGGCAAACACAAGCATTGCCGTTCCTCATATGTGGGCTATCGTTGAAAAGTATTTCCGTATCAAGTATACGAATGGAACGACCGAAGCGACAAACTTGTCCATCCAAGTCCATTACACCAAGACTTCAGACATTCATCTTGCGCACCAGCTCAACGCAACCCTCATAGACGAAACCGAGGCTACCATTACACGGTCTGTGCTTGTAGGTGCAACCACAGGCGGGACATATAAGAATACGAGCGTGTCAGGGCTGGGCGGGCTTAAGGTTGACATGCCTCTCTCCGCCTTCGGTGATATGCGAACTGCGGAATTGTCCCCTATTCTCCAAGTCACCTTTGACGCTACTGTGACAAACACAGAAATCGGAACCATAGAGGTAGCAGGGAGCGGCGCAGTTTCGCAAGAAAACGCTATGGTAAAGGTCACATCAGGAACAACTACAGCTAGCACCGCTGAATGGGAGACATCTAAACACGCCAAATATCGTGCGGGTCTTGGCGGTCTTATGCGGTTCACGGCTATGTTCACTGCGGGCATTGCGGGAACCGAGCAGATGGTTGGCATTGCTGACACGGAAGGCTCAAGCGCATCACATAAGAATGGTTATGCCGTTGGTTACGATGGAGCCACCTTCGGGCTCCTGCGGTATTCCAATGATGTTCTGACCACTGTAGCGCAATCCGCATGGGATGATCCACTGGATGGGACTGGTCCATCGGGCATGACACTCGATCCGACTAAGCTTAATGTTTACTATATCCAGTTCCAGTATCTCGGCGCAGGGGCTATCAAGCTCTGGGTGGAGAACGATACCACCGGGGATATGTTCCTCGCTCATACCATTAACTACACTAACCAGAACACCGTTCCTTCTGTGCGAAACCCCAACTTCCACATGATGGCTCACGTTCTGAACAATGCGACAGTAAGCAATGTAACTTGTTGGTCCGCGTGTATGGCATTCTTCGTTGAGGGGAAATCCAAATATACCGAATTGCAGCAGCCTCAGTTTACCACAGGCAAGCGGGAGAAAACCACAGTTACAACTGAGGTGGCTATATTCACGATCCGTAATAAGACCACATACAACAGCCTGACGAACTATAATGATATTGTGCTCCAGAATATTCAGGGATCCATTGAAAGCTCAGGTGCAAACAATCTAGGTCAGGTGCGCCTTGTCAAGAACGCAACGCTTGGTGGATCACCTTCTTACGCAGATATCAACGCAACGAATAGCCTTGTGGATATTGATGTGGCGGGAACAACAGTTACAGGCGGAACCGAATTACTCTACGTTCCACTGGCGGGAAAGAATGACAAGGAGACTATTGACCTCAATCCCTATGAGTTTATCTTGACACCGGGTGATACACTCACAGTGGCAGGTTTGTCAGCGGCATCCGCAACCATTGACGCAGGACTTCTATGGAAGGAGTTATTCTAGGAAATGGCAACATCTGGGACTAACACTAAGGATTACACGGTAGACTACATTGTTCGCAGGGCTGACAAGCTTGCCGGTGGCGAGCCTATGTCTGGTTCTGATGCGGAAGATGCAATGGATATGCTGAATGAGCTCCTTGTATCCATGTCTAATGACGAACACCCTTTAAGCCGTATCAAAGAGAAAACGGTGACTGTCTCCGCTTCTGTTGCAAGCGTTGACGCAGGGGCCTCTGTAACGGCTTTCTATGACGCGGTGATAACACGCAGTTCTATTGATTATGCCTTGAACCGCATTGGGCGCAGAGACTTCCTTAACATTCCTACAAAAGAATCCGAAGGCAAGCCAAGCCTGTTTATGGTGGACCAGTCCAGAACATCTGTGACAGTCTTTTTATGGCCTCGCTCCAACCAGAACGATACAATGACATTCCGGTGTGCGGTCAAGCCTCAGCTTGTTACGCGCATGCAGCAAACCCTTGATCTTAATGACAGGTATATCCCTGCGGTTATTTATGGCCTTGCCTACAAGATGACCTTCGAGCGCAGGGGGGTTGATGCACAGTACAGACTTCAACTCAAGCAAGAGTTTGATCAGATGCTTATGTCCGCTCAAGAGGAAGATATGGAAAGGGTTGACTGGAGAATACTGGTAGGATGACCAAGATCTGGGCAAAGGGGCGGCGAGCAAGGTTTATCTGCGACAGATCAGGGATGGAGTTCCCTTATCGTGAGGCTATTCAGGAACCCGGTACAGGCCACTTTATCCACACCTCGGAATCCGATGGGCCCTACAATATCGTAGACCATCCTCAAAACAAGACTGCAGATCTCAGGGAAAGTATAGCCCTTAGGTGGGCCCGGCCTGACGTACAGACCAGCACGGCATCTGTCTCCGCTGATATTGGGGCAAGGCCATGACCGAACCTGTCCCCTACTGGATGGAGCCTTGGGAATATGAGCACCTGAGCAATTCTGAGGTAAGCCCTAGAGTAGAAAACTTTTTCACAGGCAGAGGCGCTGAAGACCTTCCTTCTCTTACTGACTTGGAGGGTAATTTCTTCTATGGCCCTTTTGGCAATACGCCACTAGAGTCTTCTCCACAGAATGAGATCATTGGTCTTCTACAGGGCGCTATAGCGACGGGCACCGATGACAGAGAAAAACTTGAGATGCTTCAAGATAGGTTTCCTGACTTGGAAGCAAGAGAAGACGAGTATGGCAGTCTCATAGTACGCATCCCAGAGATAGGCGACCAGGAATACTACATTAACCCCCCGGGGATTGGTGCCGAGGAAATTCTAGGCGCTACAGGTCTTATGACCATGTACGGCGGCGCAGGTGGCGTAGGAGCAGCAGGACCTACAATAGGGTCTAGAACCCTTGGCGGTGGCTTGGCTGAGATGGGCACAGAATACCTAAGAGGGGAATTTCAAAGAGCACAGGGCGCCCAAGAAGGCGCTACACCCCTGGAACTTCTCTTGTCAGGCGCAGGTGGCGCAGCAGGTGGTGCTATGACAACGCGGGCTGTACGAGAACCCTTTGAGACAGGGGCACGATTAACGGATCAAGGTTATAGGGATTTAATGCGTCAAATGGAGGGGCCACGGCGAAGTCCAAACCGGATACCAGTAGACGCTTATCAATATCTTGACCCTATCCGACATTCAATGAACAGAGGACGGTACTTAGACGAACATGGCATTCCTTTTTCTTCGGAAAGACTCCCTGATACTGCTGAAACAGAGGCTTTAATGCGCCGTATGGGTACTTGGGGAGACTGGGAAGACGCTTGGTTCGGACTTCCTCTTAGAGAAGGTGTTACTCCAGAGTATCTCCAACAGGCCAAGAATGCGCTTTCACGCCATAGAAGAAATTTGGAAAGATTAGGGGATATATCAGAAGATTCTTCTGTGAGAGTAGGTGTAGAAGATTTTGACACAGGTGAAGATCTGAACAGAATCCTTAGAAACGCCCCAGAAGAAACACCACAAAGAACTAGAACAACTGAGGATGATTATCAGAGGATTGCTAATGTGTTAAATTGGTTTAGCGAAGGGGATGACGCAGACCTTCTTACAAGAGACTTAAATGATTTAGCGTTTGCCCAAGGGCGCGTATGGGATAATCCAGAATACTTAACTCCCAGAGAAGGCTCAGAGTGGTTCTACCCCGGCCTTATGTCCCTTCTAAGTAGCCCAAGGGGTAATTCCAGAAACTAACTTGGAGTGATACAATGGAACCACTATGTCAGGACAATTTGCCAAAGGAAAGAACGCTGTTTTCATTTGTGACCGAAGTGGACGCAAATACCTTATGTCTAAGATGGTCAGAGAACCTGGGACTGGGCATTTTGTGCATTGGACTGAGTCTGATGGGAATTGGAACAGCGTAGACCATCCTCAGAACTATCCCCCGCGTGAATTGACAGAAGCCATAGCCCTTAGATGGGCGCGGCCTTCCAGAGATGAAGTGGTCAATGATGACACTCTCTTGGCAGATAACGAGGGTAATATCCTGACATTCGGGACCAGCCTTGAAATCACTCTGTTTGCCACAAGCGCTCAAGGGA